GATTGTGTATCCCGATGGCACCGTTATCACGCCAGCCAGCGGTACGGTTGTGCTGGCGACGGTGCCGCTTGTGTCGGGTGGTGCCGGTGCGGTCGATCCACGCACCAGCGACGGGACGGTATCGTTTGCTTTGCAGTGCCAGAACGTCGAGACGACGTTCAGCGTTACGGCACGAATCCGGTGGAACGTCCAGAAGCGGCAGCACACGCTGTACGGGATCGTGCGGGAGTGCTACGAGGAGGGGACGCCGTGCGCTACCGCGTGCGACGGCAACCCGCCGCCGGATGTGTTGTATTTGACGATCAATAACTTTTCCACCACTGCCGGGACGTTTGGTGGAACGTACCCGAGCGGGACGTATGCACTGGATCGAGTGGCAGGGTTATGCAATTGCTACGAAGCTTTTATTACAGGCTGCACAGGGTTTAACCCGCTTGGTTCCGGTGGATTTGCGAAAGTGTGCGGCGACCTGTCTTTTCGCAATGCAGTCACCGGGACGGAAGGGTGCGGGCAGTTTATCTTCAGCGACACTGATGCGGCGCTTGCTAGTCCATGTGGGCCAGGAGTCGTTGCAAGCGGAACGCGGCAGTGGGGATGGTATGTCGGCAATACCCAAGACAACGTCCCAAATGCAGTCGGAAACCTCGACTGGGAAGTGTCAGTATGAACTGCGACCTCTCCGCCCCTGACGCGACCTGCCCCCGCTGCGGATTCGTGTCGAAGATCCGCAACGCGATCCGCCAATGCCGCAAGCCGGTGCCGGTGACCTGCGGCCCCGGCTGCCAACTCAAACGCTCGCTGGCATGGTGGGGAATCCGCGACGACGGGAAATGCGGTTGCGATTCCTACGCAGCAAAGATGGACGCCTGGGGATGCGACGAGAGTTTCCGGCGGATCGAGGAGATCGTCGAGCACCTTCGGGAAGCGGCCGGAAAGAAGGGTCTGCCGTTTTTGGCAACGGCGGCACGGATGATGGTGGCACGTGCGATTGAGGCCGCTGAAAAGGAGCTTGCCGATGGCACGCCGATCAGCCACGGTCCACATCGGTCAGAAGAAGTGGAAGATCCGCGTCTGCGCGGTGCCGACTGACCGGCTCGGCGATTGCAACGACGAGACGGGCACGATCCGCGTCAGCGAGAAGCTCGTCGGCGTCGACTTTGTGGAAGTGCTGCTGCACGAGTTGATCCACGCTCGCTGGTGGTGTCTGGACGAGGGCGAGGTGACGGAGTTCGCGGAGGAAGCCGCGGCCGTGCTCGAGGCGTTCGGGATTACTCGGGGGGAGGACGACGATGAGTAAGCAGCCTGTAAGAGGCAAGGCAGCCGGCGACGAGATCACGCCGATCGTCCGCCGAATCGTTGCGGCACATCCTGACGCCCCGGCGCGCACGCTTGCCCGGCGGGTGGTGGAGGAGGCGAACGGGGCACTGACGCTCGAGCAGGCCCGGTCGCGGGTGCGCATCGCCCTCGGGCTCACCGGCGATCTGAAGCGGAAGGAGTCGAAGACGAAGCACCTGCACAGGCCCGCCCGGGCTGCCGGCACGCGCTACCAGATGCCCCCGTCCCAGGCCGAGCCGTGGCTGCCGTTCGACCTCGGGATCACCGGAAAGGTCGGCATCCTGTCCGATATCCACGTTCCGTATCACGACGAGACGGCGCTGCGGGCCGCGGTCGACCACCTCCAGGCACAGAAGATCGACGCGTTGCTTCTCAACGGCGATTGGGCGGACTTCTATTCGATCAGCCGCCACGAGAAGAATCCGAAGCTCCGCAACTTTCGCAACGAGCTGGCGGCCGGCCGCGATCTGCTGAAGTGGATGCGGCAAGAGTTTCCGAACATGCGGATCGTCGCCAAACTGGGGAACCACGAAGAGAGGTGGGAATCGTGGCTATTCCAGCACGCCCCGGAGATTTCCGACGATCCGATCATGGGTATCGACAATTGGTATGGGTTCCACAATTTGGGTATTGAACTAGTAGCAGACAAGCGAATCATCCTCTGCGGCGATCTGCCGGTGTTGCACGGCCACGAAAAAGGCAACGGGATCAGCTCGCCGGTGAACCAGGCCCGCGGGGCGTTCATGCGGCTTCACCACACCGTGCTCGAGGGCCACGGGCACCGCACCTCGACACACTCCGAGCCTGACATGATGGGCTCCGAGACGGTGTGTTTCTCTACGGGCTGTCTCTGCGACATGCGGCCGGCTTACGCACGGCTCAACAAATGGAATCAAGGCGCGGCGGTGGTGACGGTCCACGCCGACCGCTCGTTTGACGTTGAGAACTTCCGCATCCAGGCGGGCAAGGTGCGGCAATCGTGACAGACGACGACCTCGTTACGATCGATCAACGAATCCAGAGAGCCGGCGCGGCGAACTGCTGGACGGGCACATCGGGCACCATTGCCGCCGACGCGAGACGGTTGGTGCGGCACATTCAGGAGCAACGAAAGATGGCAGATGCGTACCCCGTCGATCACATCCTTCAGGGCGAGCGGGAGCTGAAGCACTTCACCGGCGACGAAGTTGAGCCGGAGGCGACGTTGATCGAGGATTCGGAAGGCCCGCCGGTGGCCGTGCAGCTCCTCGACGCGGCCAAGGCCGCCGTCCTCGACCGGCACCGCGTCTACGGTCCGCCCCAGGAGCATTTTCAGAGGACCGTTGGCATGGTCAACAGCCTCTTCGCATCGGTGCTGCGGCGGCCGCTGACAACGTCCGATTGGGCTCGAATCATGCTGCTCGACAAGCTCGCCCGCGATCTCGGGCCGCGGCCCCACCCGGACAACGCTGTGGACCTCGCCGGCTACGCCGCGTGTCTCGCCGAGTGCCAGGCGTCCGTACCCCCTGCCGGCGGCACCCCGTGACACGTAGCGTGGGGGAAGGTGACGCATGATCCAACGGCCGACGCACTGGCGAACCGGCCCGAACGGCCGGGAATCCGTGGCAGCCGCTGGGGACTTCGTGTCGCTGGAGCATCTGCTGCGAAACAGCGAGAAGTCACGGCGCATTACTTCCCGGCCGGAGCGGACGGACGACGAGATCGAGGTGATTTCTTTCCGGCTCGGGATGACGGTCGCGGCGGTGCGGCGAGCGATTGCACGAGGGCGAACGGAGATCACCGATGGCTGACTCTCTCGACGGAATCGTATCCACCACGACCAGCCTGACGCAGACGCAGACGGGCACCGTCGGCAGCTCGACGCGGGCTGTGTCGGCGAACGCCGTCTACCCGCTCAACAGCGTGTCGGGACCGCTTTCCGATCAGCTTTGGGTATCGAATCGCTCTCTGGCGGTCGGGGCGTCCGAGACGCTCGATCTTCTGTCGCTCACCGACACGATCCAGGGTGCAACCGGCATCCAGACAATGCGGCAGGTCCGGCTCGTGCGCGTGGTCAACAACGAGACGACGACCGGCCCGCGGATCGTCGTCGGCCCATCGGGCACCAACGGCTGGGGCCGCGTCGCCGGCGAGGTGGGGCCGGGCGGCGAGCTGCTTGCCGTCCAGCAGACGCACGCCTGGGGCGTGACCAGCACCGAACGTGCCGTGACGATCCGGGCTACCGGGCCGACCGGCTCCGTTGCCTATTCGATCGTGATTGCCGGCACCGCCACCACTGGCCCAGCGGGGTACTGACATGACACCAGACCAACTGCAATCTGCCGTACTCGCTCTGATCGCCGGGGCGAGGCTGAAGGCCGCCGGCGGGCTCACCGTCGCCGAGTTCGGCGCGCTCGTCGTCGAGGTGATCCGCCTGGCGGTCGCCGGGCTCGACACGATCTCCAGCCTCGACGGGGCCGCGAAGAAGGCTTGGTCGCTGGCCTGCGTCGGCTCGCTCTTTGACGCGGTGGCCGATGCCTGCGTTCCGTTCGTCGCCAAGCCGGTCTGGTGGATCGTCCGGCCAGCCGTTCGGACGCTGGTCCTGTCGGCTGCCGGCGGGGCTCTGGAGCAGATTCTGACGCTCACCCGCGCTGCCGCCCCGGAGCCCGTCGCATGACGACCGCCCTCCTCCTCGCCGCGGCTGCGGTGGCCTACCTTCTGTGGAACCGTCCAGCGGTCGCGCCCGCGCTGCCGCAACTGCCGCCACTCACGCCCATCATCCCGCCCGGCATCATGCCGCTGGGGATGCCAGGGGCAGCGGCTGCCGGTGGCCCACATCCGCTCACGCTCCTGGCGATCCTCGCCGCGGGGGCAATGATTGCGTTCTCGATTCTGGAATCTAGAACGTCGCCGCCAGCCCCCGGCCCCGCGCCGGTCGTCGGGCTTGATCTCCGAGGACGGTTCGTGGGGCCGGACGCCGCGACCGACGCTGCGACCACGGCCGCCCTCCTCGAGGAGCTGGCCGGCGCGATCGAGTGGGACGGTCAGCAGACAGAGCCGCGGCTCCGCACCGGGGCAGCGTTCGATGACCTTCGCAGATCCGCCCGCGAGCTGCGGACGCGGGGCGTGTCGCTCGGGGCTCGGCAGCCGGCCGTCCGCGACGAGATCAAACGGTTCCTCGACGCCGAAGCCGGCACCGAGGGCGGGCCGGTCGATGCTGCCAGCCGGGCGAAGTGGGTGCGAGCGTACCGGGCCGTCAGCCAGGCGGCAGCGGAGGCGACCCGATGACCGCACGACAACGCACCGTCTGGACCTGGAGCGCGGTCGGATTCGTGGTCTTCGCGGCCGTCATCGGCGCGCTTGTCGAGCGGGCCACGCACCGGCTCGCCGCTGGCGTGGAGAGCCGGTTCGGGTACACGCCCGACCCGGAAGGGCTCCGTCAGGTGATGGCCGAGTTCGGTCCCGCTGGACGCTTCTCCGCTGCCGGTGCCGAGGCGATCGAGAAGGCCGAGCAGAAAGACACATTCCTTTACCGATCGGCGTACAAGGCTCACCAGGCGGTCTACGGCCAGCCGTGGCTCGTCGGCCGGCAGGGGATCGGTGACTGCGTCTCATGGGGCTGGAGCCACGCGGTCTGGATCGCCCTCTGCTGCGATTGGGAAACCGGCCGGCTCGCCAATCCGCCACCGATGGTGGCGACCGAGTGCATCTATGGAGGCTCCCGCGTCGAAGCCAGGGGCCGTCCGGGGGACGGGCGGAATCCGGTCGGAGGATATTCCGACGGCTCCTATGGGGCAGCCGCGGCGCGGTGGGTGCGAGACTGGGGCGTCATCTTCCGCCAAGAGGTAGGCGGCCACGATCTCCGCGTCTACTCCCCCGACACGGCAAAAGCCTGGGGCGCGTTCGGCAACGGCGGCCAGGGGGACGCGGGCAAGCTCGACGAGATCGCCAAGGTCCATCCGGCCGAGCACGTTGCCGCGGTCGGCACGTTCGCCGAGGCCGCCGCCGCGATCGAGAGTGGCTACCCGGTGGCCGTCTGCTCCGGGCAGGGATTCGGAAACGTCCGCGATGCCAACGGCTTCGCCCAGGCCCAGGGATCATGGGCTCACTGCATGGTGTTCATCGCCGTCCGATACGCCGCCAACGGCTCGCCGGAAGATGGGCTCCTCTGTCTCAATTCGTGGGGCCCGACATGGATCTCGGGACCATCGTGGCCGAGCGATATGCCAGCCGGGTCGTTCTGGGTGAGGCGATCCGTCGTCGATCGGATGCTCGGCGGGGAGAACACGGACTCTTTCGCGGTCGGCAGTGTCGGTGGCCTCGGTCATCGCCCCGTCGACAACGGCAACTGGCTCCAGCCGGCCCCCGCCGCCGCCCGCCCGCAACCCGCCCGCCTGATCGCCGACACGTTCTCCCTCGCCCCGTGAGGCCGCCATGCTGATCGACCGCAAGCTCGTCGCCATCGTCCTCGTCTGCCTCGCTGCCGGCTGGTGGCTGGGCTCCTCGCCGGCATCACCGATCAACCCGACGCCCCAGCGTCCGGTCCTCCAGGCCGTCGGCCGGCTGGCCCGGATCGCGGCCCGGCTCGGGCTGTGGATGGCGATGGTGGCCGAGCCGGCACCGCAGCTCGAGCGGCAGCAGATCGTCAGGAGCCCGGCGGTCGACGCCGCCGGGAATCGGGTCGTTGATCACGGGGAGGGCTGGTGATGACCCTCTACCGCACCATCCTCGCCCTCCTCGCCTCCCTCTCCGCTGACCCCGCGGAGATCGACCGCGAGCCTCCGCGCGCCGCCGCGGCCGTCGCTGCGGCTTATGCAAGTTTCGCCCCCGAAACTTCACCAGCGCCGCCGCCTATTCAAGCCTGCGGGTGTGGGGGGAAGTGCGTCGACGGACGCTACAAGCCCGACGGCAAGATCGTCATGGCGTGCGATAAGGACTGCCCCTGCTCGTGCCGCAAAATCCCCTCCCCCGGACGCTGACGCTCATGCCCGCGGGCGAGTGTCGCTCCGGGGGAGGTGGACTGGGTTACGCC